GATGGTGGCTAGGATGGATTCTGACGAATTAGGGTGGCAAACTAACGTTAACAGTCTTTATCAGCTAAGTTTCTCTTGTTCCGAAGTCCTGTAATACCCTTTTTTAGCATTTAATCTTATATAGTGATATCAAACTATAGGGTAAAAAAAACCCTCCAAAAATCGCTTCTCAGAGGGTTTATCGTAGGAATTGGTCATTTATAACATCTCAAACCGTTTTAATCCTACTAAATAACAATATCCCAAAATATTGCTATTATACTTATCATTATTATTGCTTTGACGAAGTCAGGTAACTTGTCAAATATTGCTTCTATTTTATCTAGCATGAGAAATCCATCCCTTTAAAAACATAACGAGCAAACCTTATTCCGTCAGGTGTTCTCATTTCTTCATTCTCAATCTTGTAACCTTTTTTTCTAAGGTTATAGATGATTGATGATAATCTTGTCGCATTCCATTTCTTGAATGCTTCTATCGAAGTTATCTTTTTATTCTTCAAAAGATGGTCTGCAACTTTTTGTGTTTTGTTAATTTTCTTTTTCATTGTTAATTACTCCTATTAGCTTGTTAATATAAAAAATCGACTTCCGTAAATCTTCAATCGGTTTCTTTTTTTTGTCGTATCTCCAAATGTATTTCATTGCGTTACCTTTTAGAAATCCGACAAATTCTTTTTCACTCATAGATGCTTTTATTGCATCAATACATTCAATATCACCAGTTGTGTAATGACTTGG